TCGTTTGAGTACTACATGCCTGTCCCGAGTGAAGACCTAGCAGAGCAGGAAGAGCTTGGGAGCTACCAAAAGAAGGAGCTAGAGGGCAAACTTGCGGGTGCTGCTGCTTAGTGTATACTGATTGTGTTCATATAATACGACCATGAAACAACGCTACATTTTCAGCTCCGTAGAAGTAGAAGACATTTCGGAAAATATTGCATACGAGTTAGTCAGGACTGGTATGCAGTATACAGACCGTTATGGCGATTTCGCTTTTACGCGAGAACAGCTTGAAGAGATGTCTACTAACTTCAATGCAGGCATAGCTGGCCATGAAATTGCTGTCGATGTTAACCATGACCCTGAGCGAAGGGCGTATGCATGGATACAACCTGGGTCGATGTATGTCGGGCCAAGTATGATAGTGCAAGGGGAGTATTCCTTGTACGCACGTTTGCATAGGTTTACCCCTGAAGGAGAACATTTCGTCAAGACTGGCGCTTTCCGTTACTTCTCTATTGAATACGTTAAAAGCTTCAATACGTGGATTGATGGAGTGAAGAAGTCCGCAAAGAATGTGATCCTAGGTCTAGCGCTGACAAACCGCCCTGCTGTAAAGGGCCTAGCGCCTACTTTTACTGATTTAAACCATTCCGACATGGAGATTTTGACCAAGCTCTTGTCCAACCTGAAGACGCGAGAAATCGTTTCTAAGGAAGACAAGGACATGCTGGCAACATTGCTCTCTGACCTCCCCGAGGAGGATGCTGAGGCCGTCAAGGCTGATGTGGAAGAGGTCAATGCAAAACCCGAGGAAGTCGAGAAGGAGGAGGTAGTGGAGGAGGAGAAGGCTGAGGACGCTGAACCTGCAAAGGAAGAGGCTCCCGAGGCTGATGCACCTGCTGAAGCGTCTCTCTCTGAACTCGTAACGATGAAGGAACAGGTAGCGACGATGGCTCAGGAACTCTCCGCTCTCCGAGCAGAGAAGGAAGAGGCATCTATCTCCCTTTTGTTTTCTTCTCTCGTTATTTCCGAGGAGAACCCTACTGGATTTGTGAAGACAAGCGAGGAGGCTGTAAAGTCTTTCCTCCGCTCTCTGAATGAAGGCCAGCGTGCAGAATTTTCTGCGCTTGTGAAGGATGTGAAAAATGTGGATTTCGTCGTACATGGTACGGAGGAATACGCGAACACTCCCGAAGATGCGATGGAAAAGAAAGCACAAAAACTTGCCGACGAGATGATGAAGAAGGATGAGAAACTCAAGAAATTTGAGGCTCTTTCTGCTGCATATAAGGAACTCGGCATGACTAAACCTACTAAGTAACTATTTCGCCACATGGCTAATACTGGAAACGTTACTACTGGACTCGTTACGAAGACCGTCACAATTGATACGGATTTGTCTGCTAAGCAGTACTACCTTGTCAATTTTGATGCTACGGATGAGAACGTGGTAAATATTGCAGCCGCTGCGCTGCTGTTCCCTTTTGTTCTGTTGGAGTGTTCTGATGGGTCTACTACCGCTGCTCGTGGTACTATCGCCGTTGGTGGTATTACTCAGGTAAAGCTTGGTGGGACTGTCGCTGCTGGCGATCCTATTGTTTCCGACGGAAACGGTAAGGGTGTTACCTCTACGACGGACGGAAACCGTGCAGGACTCATTGCAATGGAGGGTGGCGTTGATGGTGATATTATCACCGCTCTTGTCGCTCCTCATCAGATTTACGTTGCCTAATTACTAACCGTCTATCATTATGGCGTTCCCTATTCTCCAGAATGGCCGCGTTGATAAGCAGGTGACCAATGTGTTGCTTGCCTACACCAATGACGATTTCATTGTGGACAAAATCCTCCCTACGGTTCCAAACCTGAAGGAGGAAAGCGGTAAGATTGCAAGTTTGAACAACGAGCATCTCCGCATCTACGACTCTGTACGTTCTCTGTACGATGAGTCTGATCACCGTATGGAATTCAAAGTTTCCAACGATAAGAGCTATCAGATTGAGTACCATGACCTTGAAAGCTACCTCCCTGACCGTCTTATCGACCAGTTGCAGGAGCCTTTCGATGCACGCCGTGATGCTGCTCTGTCTCTTATGCAGTCTATTATGCTTGAGCGTGAAAACGCACTTGCTGCTGCTATGACTTCTACGTCTATTCTTACGAATAACACGACGTTGTCTGGAACTTCTCAGTTTAACGACTACACGAACAGCGATCCTGCTGGTGTAATCGAGACGGCTCGCACGTCTGTTCAGAACAAGATTGGTCGTGAAGCGAATTCTATGGTACTGAGCCGAAAGGTCTTTAATACCCTGAAGCGCCACCCTTTCTTTTTGAACCTTGTCCGCGGTGTTAGTGTGCTCTCCCCCTCTATGATGATTGATCTCTTGAAGGAGTATTTCGAGCTTGAGAATGTGTTTGTCGGAAAGAGCATCTATATCTCTACGAAGCCAGGTCAGACGGAAACGAAGACACAGCTTTGGGGGAATGACGTTGTTCTGTTCTACCGACCTAAGACGGCATCTCTTTTGACGCCTTCTTTCGGGTACAACTTTGCTCTTGCTGGGCAGAACCTCCGTGCATCTACTCGCCGTCATACCAATGACATGGGTGAGCTTGTACGTCTGGAGTATGCATATCAGGATAAAATTTTGGATGCAGATGTTGCATACCTTATTAAGTCCGCCGTTGCATAAACCTTGTACAGGTAGTACACTAAGGGAGCTTTTTAGCTCCCTTTTTTAAAACTATGCCACGAGGAAGAAAACCCGCAGAAAAAGTAGAGGCTTCCGTAGAGACGCCTATGGACGCTCCTATTCAGATGAACGAGACACCAAAGGGGGACGAGGTAACTATGCTCCTCAATGTACATCACAACGGAAAAGAGTATAATAAGGGCGAAACGTATGCGGTAACTCCTGAAGAAGCTGCACACTTCCAATCCAATAACTTTGCAAACTAATGGGCTACACACGACGCGAGATAGGGAAAATTGTCTACGATGCTATTGAAGCAGTAGATGAGATTGTGCTGAATGGACAGGTAGAACTGGAGAAGACGAGTGCATACACGTTGACGGCTGCTGATTCTGGAAAGATTCTCCGCGTAACGGGTACGACGACGATCACCCTTCCCTCTACAGTCCTCGGACTGAGCTACAAGATTTTGAATGGGAATGCCGACGGAGTAGCTATTACCATCTCCCCTGCTGCCGCTGATAAGATTGTGGGTAACGGATTCACCGCTGCGGATGATAAGGACGCAATCAATACTGCTGCGACGGCAAAGTATGGAGATTTCTTTGAAATTTTCGGAGACGGTGCCGACGGGTGGTATGTACGCGCGGTCAAGGGAACTTGGGCACGTCAGGCGTAAATCTAGCGCCTGAGACGGCGTTCTACTACTTTGTACAATGAGCTTATCTCGAACATTTACGACGCACGTTAGTACGACTAACCTTGCGGCAGATACATACTATTACACCATCACGGGAGACCGTATTACTGGAGTAGCAGTAGAAATTGTTACCTCTGGAGGTGTTACCGTCACTTTTGAGGGTACCGTTGTCGCTTCCCCTGCCTCTGGTGACTGGGTGGATATTACCGAAGCGATGTTTTCTATGAACACGGGTGTAGGTAGTGGTAACGGCCACGGTACTGGAGCAGGTGCTGCTTCTTTTATCGACAAGACGGACATCATTACCATCAATAAGTTGATGCTCCGTGGCTTCCGTATTAAATCCGTAACGTCGGACAATACAAACGCTGTGAAGATTGTTTCTTGTGCACAGGGCGATAATATCCAAATCTCCGCATAATGTATTCTACCGTATCTCTGGTGCGCGAGGTCTCTGGCCTCCGTTCCAGTACGAAAATCAGCGATGAGAGAGTCAAAGGGAAGGTGATCCGCGCCGACGCTATGGTCGATGGGTATTTGATACAGAAATATCAGCTCCCTCTTGCCTACCGTCGGGCTGTGCAGATTACCTTTTCGGGGACGGGAACAAGTACCGCCACTCTGACACTCACTATTGGAGGAGTGGCCCACGCTCTTGCTATTACTTCAGGGCTGACGGCGAGCCAAGCCGCCGACCTTCTTCGTGCTTCTCTTGTGGAAGATACGGAGGTATATAGCCCTGATGGTATAGGGTCTGGTGCTGTGGTGACGATTATCTCCCGTTCTACGTCTACGAACCTAACAGATGCGAATACTGAGGTTACCGTGACGGGTTCCGCCGCTGGTGGGATTACTCCTTCTTTTGGGACAAAGACAGATAAGTACCCCGCTTTGATTGAGCAGTTGAGTGCGGATATTGCCGCCGCTCTTCTCTTGATGGACAATTTCGGACTTGAGGAAGAAGGTACCACTCGTGACGGCTTTGCCCGTATCGAGCTTGCAAAGCAAACCTTGAAGATGATCCAAGGCGTAGACACCCTAGAAAGCTCCCTGAGAGTGATTGATGAAGTGAGTGGGGAGGAAATAGCCTTGAGTGGTAAGCCCGTGCCTGTGGGTTATCCTAACGTTGTTTCTGACGACTCTGGGGACACCGACCCGACCTTTTCCGTCAATTCTGTATGGTAGTATACTATGCTTACAATAAGTTTTAACGCCAAGGCAGCGCTGAAAAAACTAGAGCGTACAGAAATAGGAGTAAAAAGCATGGATAAGTTTATAGGTAAGGCCGAGAAGTTTGTGAGAGCTGGTACAAAACAACAATTTGAAACAGAGGGTAGGTACATGACCTCCAGATGGGCTAGATTAAAACCTAGCTCTATTCGTGCTAGAGCGGCAAAGGGTTACGGGGGAAAACCAATTTTACAAAACACGGGGAGACTCAAAAGCAACTATTTTGTTAAATATAGGACATCTAGTATGCTTGTGTGGGGGACAGACGTACCGTATGCGAAATACCACCAACTGGGCACGTCAAAAATGAAAGCCCGCAAAATTCTTGCTATAAACAAAACAATGAGGGAAGGGTTAAAAGATATTTTTTCTCAATACATTAACGAATTGATACGATGAACGACGTTATTGATGCCCTTATACTGAAATTACAAACCGCGCTCCCTGATTGGCGCGTGTGCTACGGCCCTGCACCCCAAGAGCCGAGCGATTACATGCCGCTGATTTCCGTTGCTCCTGTGAGAAATTCTTTCCGTATTCGCGGGACAGGTGGACTCCGTACCGAAGAAATGGAGATCAATATCACCGCTATGGTCGCACTCAGAGATTACTTCGAGGACGCCGATGGGACAGAAATTGACCACCTTTCTGCTCTTGTTTTAGCGATGGAAGATAGGGACACGGATGGGAAACCGAAAGCCACGACTATTCTCGGGGCGGTAAATAACGATCTCTCCATAGGTGGCACAGTAGGGGACATTTTGGAGTTCAATATCAATTATGATACAATCCCTACGAGCCGTATAGGGTCGGCCACTCTGACTATCCTGACAACCCGAATTCTACCTAATAATTGCTAATTTCATGGCAAGAATTGAAAAAACTGTTCTCCCTGACGGGACGGAAGAGGTAGTGGTCATCCACGATAAGGATGACAAAAAGACTTCTAAGAACTAAACCGTTTTTATATGGCAAATTTTGCTCCATATTCCAATTATGGATATTTTGCCCTGATTAAGGAAACGACTGCTGGTGTGGCTGTAAAGCCGACTATCTACCAGAAGATCACGACCGAAAGTTTG